CGGGGAAACCACCAACGTGATGCGGTCGTTGAGCTCACGATCTAGCGCGTTGCTCCAGTCCCCATCGGGCGACAAAACAACCTCGACAGGGTCAGCCTTGGGGTAAACCTGACCGCCCCAACTAGTGACAATGTCACCAATTGACACAGCGTTAGCAAGGCTGGCGACCTGCGTTTCGACCGACGCTTCAGCGGCTCCGTAGGCCGCAATGCTTGACGTATTCTTCTTGGTGTAAACACCGCCCTGAGACATCGTGACGTCGGCTTCGTTACGCATCGAGTCGCCGTCATACGCAATGGCCACGTTTTGCCCGATTGCATAACCACCAGTGCCGTAGGTGCCTTGAGAAACAACAGAGCGTGTTTGTGTGCGGATTTGGTTTTGGTTGTACAGCGTTAACACGCCAGCACGAGTCACAAACAGCGGCGCATACTCGGAGTCTGCGACCTTCTGCAGCTCTGCCGTGGTCATCGGTGCGTCGTCTGTTAACTCAAGAACCGTCGAGGCTGGCGCGGATGGTGCGGACGTCAAACTAGACGGAAACGAAGTGTTAGCAATGAGGCGGTTAAAACGTGCGGCAGTCGATTCGGAAAAAGCCACTGTGCTGTATTTGTAGATTTCTTGAAAGATTGACTGCGCAATGCCGGTGCTCCACACGATGACCTGTTGGACAGATCCTGTGCCAATGTTTACGGCCTCAGGTAACGCTACGACAATGCCTGCGCTGTTAGTTGTTGTGGTGGCAACAGCAATACCATCGATGTACATAGCGATAGTACGTGCAGCACTGTTCCAGTCAAATGAAAACATACGAGCCATGCCCGCATCCCACGTGGAAATGTTTGTAGTTGCAATTTTGGTGTTAGCAAATGTTGGCTCGCTAATTTCAACAAAGAACTTGCCAGTACTTGCTGAATAACCAAAATAGAAAAAATGGTTATAGATACTGCCAGTTACAAATTGTGAACTTCCACTGGTTGAGCCGTCAGGAATAGCCCAGCACGACACAGAGAAACTGCCGGGGTTGCTGTTTGTCCCACCTAGCGAGGAGTTGGCAGCGTCAGATCCTGTGCCCGTAATGGAACTGTTAACAAGGCCCACAGCAAGTTGATTGCCACTCGAAGCAGCTGCGGTCGTCAACATGTTCAACGGCTCACTGCCGTAGTCCTTTAGAGACTGGTTAGCGCTGAACGGCCCTACAGGCTCATCACAGGGGTAGTAGTGGCGAGGGCTGGTGCTGAGGATGTACGGACGGCTCCAATCGGCAGGCTGAGCGTCAGACGACAGCAGCCCCATGGCGTCAAAACAGGAGAGGGTCACGGTGGAGTCTTGGCCTGCTGCAGTCCACACAGGAGGCCAGCCAGCAACAAATCCGCGGAACACAGGGTGAGGAGTGCCTGTGTTGGGGTCAATGCCAAGAATGCGAATTTGGCGACGTGGGAGCAGTTTGCCGTAGTAGGTGCCTGATGTGTAGAACGGGTCATAGGTTCGAGCACGGTTATCGAGCGTGACTGTGGCTGAACCGTAGAAGGTCCCCCAATCGTCTGAGCGTCCACGTTCAGTTGTCATGCTGTAAACATCAGAGCTGATGTCAGTCCATGTCGGGTTGACTACATACGGGCCGTCGTCAAACGCAATCTGTACAACAGGGGTGGGATAGGCCATTACTTGCCACCGCTTCGACGGAAGTACGCGTTCAGAACGTCGTTAACTTCCTTACCAATTTTGACAGGATCGCCGACCCCAGTGTTTACATTGACGATGACGCCACGGTTAGCAGCAGTAGCTGGAGCAAGAGTGCGCTGAGAGTCATACGGCGTCAAATTATTGGATTGATAAACAGAGCTTGACTTTGCGTCAAAGGTTGATAGACCTGATTGGACTTTTCCTTTTACGGATTCGACCGCACCTGGGCCAAATTTAGCTATAGCAAAAGCAGCGACCGCAGCTGCACCAACTGCCAAGACCACAGGGTTTGCAGCCATAGCAGCGTTCAGCAAAACCATTGCGCCAGTAATTACGGCAATAGCAGCAGCAACATCTCTAAACGTCTTGGGGTTTTCGCTTGCCCAGTCAGCAAACTTTTGAAGGAAGGGAAGTGCGCCCTCAACGATTGGCAATAGTCCTTCACCAACTGACTCTTTGGTTTCATCAAGTGCAATCTTTAGACGTTTGAACTTGCCCTCTGTGGTATCTGCAGCAGCTGCAGCTTCACCGCCAAACTTCTTATTCAACTCTCCAAAGATTTGTTCAGCAGAAGCGCCCTCTCGGATTAAGCCCTTTAACTCTGGTGCAATCTTTGCCAATGCGTTTAAGTTTCCGCCGTAGGCCCGCTCCAAGGCCTTCGTTGCGCTTTCGAGGCTGATGCCCTTCGCCGCGCTGATGTTCATGGCAAGAGATGCAGCTTGTTGGGCCTTGGGAATTGACTTGGTAACTCGTACTAGCCCAGACAAGGCTGGACGCAACTCATCGTCGGTGACACCAAGCAATTTGCCCTGTGTGCTAATCCATTCCTCATTGGCTGCAATCTGCTCGTCTGTTGCCTTAGTCGAGCGCTGGATTTGGCGGGCAAGAGCCTTCTGTGCTGCTTGGTCTTGCATCGCAGCCTTGGTTGCGTCAAACAATCCAACAGCAACAGCACCAAACGCCGCAGCAGCAGGGATAGCAGCCTTTTTTAGTGCGAAGTGAGCCTTCTCGCCAGCCGTCTCAAGCTGCTTAAACTGCTTGATTGCTTGCTTAATGCCCTTTGAGTTGAACTCAGTGACAATGGGGATACGAATAGCCATTAGATTTCTTTCTGCACTCGGCGCATAACTTCTTTAATAAGAATCTCAACACGGCGCTCGACTTCATCTTGATGTTTTAGGTACGCCTTCCACAAGAAGCGACCTGGTGAGCCATAACGACGCGTGAGGTTGTCAACCATCTCACGACCCTTAGCGGTTGGCACCGGACCACGTCCTGCCATCTCGGTTACAAGAGCAGACGATGACGTCCAGCGGATACCGAACACAGCAAGATCAGAGGTGTAGGCACCGTATTGGCGGGGGCGTTTACCTGACACAAATGCTTTTATAGTGCGGTCAGACTTTGCGTCATTCCATGGAAACACGTCGCCGCGATTGCCCGGATTCCAGCGGTGCTTCATGCCTGACAACGGTGGTTGATCTGGAGTGAGCTGTCTTGCTTCTGTAATCACAGTCTCGACGATGCCTGCGTAATCCTTGGTCACTTGACGACGGGCAACCTTGTCAATCTTGTTGAGTTCCCGCAAAGCTTCTTTAGCGCCGGCAACAGATAGCTCTGTGTTTACAGTTCTGCTAGCCACGTCTTGCCTCCTTTGCGTTTATCCTCAACACATCAGCAACGGTGTGTAGTTCTTGTAGATCGAATGGTATTTGAGGAGGCCAGAAACCTGTCTCTACGACTAACTCGCAGAGAGTTCTTAGGTAGCTGCCCCGTCCGTAGGGTTTGCGGAATCGTCCTCCACGACTTCGACCGAAACGAGTCCGCGGATGTAATCGTCGAAAGCGACCGGCACGATGTGCCCCTGTTGCTTAGCACCCTCAAAAGCGAGGAAGGCAAGGTGCTCCATGGCGACGCCAGAGGCAAGGTCAGATGCGCGGATCTTGAACTTGCGCTCTAGCGCCACAATCGAGAAAAGGTTCGTAGTGACTTCGTACTTAGCGCCTTCGGTCTCTTCTACCTGCAGTTTGATTTTCATGTGTTTCTCCTCTTTAGATAAGACGTCTTAGACGACAACCTCGGTGTAAACGCCACCAGTGAAAGTGATGTCGATTTGGCTCATCTCGCCCACGGATCCTGTCAGCACTGGAAGCGATTCCAGATAGCAGCCGGTCAGGGTCAGAACTGGATTGGTCGCAGACGTTGCAGCTGATGTTGGCTTGAGCGTGACCGTGGTGCGGGTACCGACCAGTGATTTCAATGTTGCGTAAACCTCAGCGGCGGCGTAAGTGAGAAAAAGAGTCATTGTGCACTCATTGTTAGCGAGACCTGACGAATACTCGCGGGAGCTCTGGCCGAATGCGGTGGTGTCGATTGATTCCTGTACGCGCATCATTTCGGCAGATGTACAAAACCCCGTGAGCGCCACAGAGTTAACCGTGACAACTGGGTTGGTCAAATAGGTTGATGTTGCCATGATTAGTCCTCTGACTTTTCTTTAGTTGGTTTTTCTTGCTTGATAAAGCCACCCTCAAGGAGTGCCTCCACGTTAATCCCCTCAGCGGGGACATACTGATCGCCGGGTGTACCGACAAGTTCTGAGACGATGATTAGTTTCACGATGCTCCTGTTTGTGCTTGCATTGCAATTGTGAGGTCGTACGTACCGTAGTCCTGACCGCCGACGTTAAGTGTTGATGGCCGTCCGTCAAGGACTGCCACATTCTTTGTGAGCAACCCAGCTGCGATGCTGAGCAGTACACGAAGACCGTTGAGATCCACAGGACCAGAGCCGATGACGCGGACTGGGAATGTCATGCGGACGATGTTGTAGTTGCCACCCTCGAATGATGGGGCCTCAATGAACGCGCACGGTGGGTTGATGGCTTTCGGATCTGTGACGACGCGTAAACCTGTGATAGTGTTCAGCGTTGTCGAGAGGTCGTCCAGCGCCTCGTTAAATAGATCCGTGTACGCCATTACGCAACCTGCGGACGGTTGATGCCGAGCAGCTGCATGACCATTGGGGTGACACCGGTAGACGGTGGTGCGCCCATGCCGTCAAAGGTAGCAATCGAATTGAATGCGCCCTTCTGGCGGTAGTACGCAGCGCCAATCATGATGGTCCCGAGCTTGACGTCGCCAGAGGGGACAGTCGTCAAACTGTCTTGCAGGTAGCCCGCCTCGTATCTGCGACGATACGCAAACGCGTTACAAGCTGCAGCGCACTGAGTCAAGAACGCGGCTTCCTCTGCGGACGCCGTGCCAATCCCGACATAGTCCTCAATGTCAGTAGCCGTAACCCAAGTGCAGGTCAGCGTCCATGTGCAGGTGCCTGTGGGAAGTGCAGCGCTGAAGTCAAGATCGTCGCCTTCATCACGGAAAAGCAATTGGTTAGGACGGGGCACACTTGAGTTGAAGTGCAGCTCACCAGTGTCAGATACAACTCCCGTGTATTCGTACTGGGGGCAGTCGAGCACCACGTGTGTGCCGTTAAGACCGTGGCCTAAACCAGCCAGCGTGATGCTTTGACCGACTTCAATGTCAGTTCCCGTCAGGGTCTGGACGACTGCGTAATCGTCCAGACGCTGATGAGAGATAACTGTAAACACCGCCATGGCGGCACCGCCTTTCGGGTTTAGGCGATTGCGATGGACTTGACCTGATCGCCGTCAGCGATGAAGGTCGAGACGTATCCGTAGTAAGAGAAGGTGCGGCCCAATGTGCTCGGTACTTCTACCGACATGATTCCGCGAATCTGCTCATAGAACTCTATTGCAGCACCACGAGCTACGACCATGGTGTTATCGGCAAATGCGCGGTCCACGACCAAATTCAAGCCCAGTGGGTTGAAGGTGTTCATCATGGTCACGTTTGCGCTGCCCATTCCGTTTACACCCATGAGACCAGCTGCGCCGGTGTATGGGAAGATTGGACGCTTGTCGACGTCAAGCTGGCTTCCCAATTTCTTCCATACGTCTGGGCTCACGAAGATGTGGTCAGGCAAGAAGTTGGTTGCTGCGAGGATGTCTGTTGCTGCGTCGTACAAGGCTGCGATGAGCGATGTTGGGTCGTTTGCTGTGACTGTCCAGGTGGATCCTGAAGCGGTGTCGCCGGCAAGGATTCCTGCACAAGCAACTGCGTCCGACTGCAACATGTACTGACCTGCAAGGTCGCGCAAGATGATCTCCATTGCGGCAGGTGAGGTGAAGTCGATGTCCTGCACGGAGAGTGTGACCTGTCCAGCAAGAGTTGTCTTTGTGACGACGTTGCTTGCGATGACTGGTGTCGTTGCGGAAACTCCACCAAGTTCAGAACCTTGCGATGCCACTGATGGGTGTGTGGTCCAAGTCGGGCGGATAAAGGTCTTGGACGTTCCGCCGTCTGGCATAGCCCTTGCGCCCACAGCTGAGACGACTGGTCTGATGTAGTTCAAGTCTGTAAACACGGGACCGAGCACGTTGACATTCAAGAGGCCCGGCGTGTCAGTGGTGGTTGAATCGCCAGCGGCGGCCTGCAATGCGGTCTGACGTGACTTTGCTACTTCAGTGGCTGCAGCGTTTACGCGCTGCCATACTTCGCCACCGATGTGGTAAGCGGCCATGAACTCGCCAGCAGATGGCATGCCGAAGTTGCGCTTTGCTTGTGCGGGGATTGGTGCGGTTGGTGTCGCAGCTTCGATTGCTGCTTCTGGCTGTACTGAGTCCACGGGTTCTGTCTCCTCGACTTGTTTTGGTGTGGGTTCTGTGTCGGGTTCTGTTTCCGCTGACGCGGCCACTTGCGTGATGGTAGCACCTTCAAAGGCTGCTATGGGCACTAATGACAATTCCATCCAATCAGCCTTAGTGACAATCATGCGGCCCATGTCGTCGTATGAAAACTCACGAGGGTTTACACCGACGGAAACTTCCATAACGCCATCGGCTGCAAGGACAAGTGCGTCGTCTCCAGCTGAGGTGCGTGAGATGTACATGCTGGCAAGCATTGCCTCATCGGTTGACACACGCTCGGACACAATGCCGACTGGCTGTGACGAATCGTGGTACATGAAAACACGGGGAGCCTTGCCATCTACAGGAAGCGAGCCTTCCTTAAACATGACCTCGGTGCCGTCGCTGACGGTTGCAAAAGTATTCCAGGGGACAGCAATCGCATCAATGCGACGCTCTCCTGTTGGCTCGCCGGCAGCGGCGCTGACGGTGACTGTGTCTGATGTGAAACGGATCATGCGATTTGCTCCTGTGTGTTTTCTTCTGGTACTCGGTCGTCTTCTTGAGCCATTGAGGACTCCTCAAACTCTCCCACAAAGTCGTCTACGTCAAACTCGACATAGGTGCCTCTTGGAAGAATTGAGTCGGAACTCAACGTGGACGCAATGCACTCTGCGTAAACCTTGGTGCCGAATGTAAACAAGTCAATTCTGGACTCACGAGAGGACGTGTATGCGTAGGCGCCAGTGCTCACACCGAGAAGGTACGGGGGCACGTTGCATAGACGCGCGATGTCAAGGGCGCTGTAGTTGGCTGACTCAATGAGCAACATCTTGTCGGGGGTTGCTGAGGTTGGCTCGTAGGTCAGGAACTCGTTAAGCGCTGCGGTTTGGTTGGTTGCCCGGGCAGCGTTGAACGCAGCTGCAAGATCGGCAAGTTCTTGGGAACTCAGTGGCTCGCCTCCGGTCTGGCGAAGGATGCCCGACGGGATTGCTGAGGCCGCATTGCGGTAGCGACTGTCTTCAATCTTTAGGGCCGTGGCAATGGTCTGCTCACCTTGGTAGATGATGCCTTGCACAGGGCTGATGAACTGGACAAGGTCCTTGGGGTCAATCATTGATCCGTTGAAGTACACCTCGTTAGAGGGAGCGAACCACACTGGCCCGACTTGGTCAGACGTGGTGATACTTCCGGAGGGTAACCGTGTAAACGATGCGGGGTATCCGTCTTGAGTGCGGCTAGTGACATACCAGAAAGCACGGCCAAAGAAGAACAAGTCGTCAAGTGTCCAAGCCATAAGGGTCTCGTACGGGATTGCTGGATCTGGGCGACGCAACCACGAGCGTGGCGCAAGGTCTGTCTCTTCCATCTCGCGGGCCTGCTCGTTCCAAGACTCGCGGTACATTTTTAATCGCATGGCGCTGATGACGGTGGCGTGAAGATCACGGGCGCGGGAAACCGCTGCAACCTGCATTGCGCGATTACGCGCCTCACCTTCTTGGTAGGTGTAGTACTGGCCAATCATGTTGGGTCCAGTGCTGTTGTACGAGTAGCCACCTGCAGCAGCTGCCTTCTGAACCGGCGCTGGACTGATCTGTGCTTTCGTTTCACCCCTAGTGAAGAAACCCATGATGACCTTTCGAGAGGGTGGCCACCGCACCCGACGCGCGGCGGTCACTTGTTGAGAGCATACGCTACTAAGAGACCACGAGCATGGGCTTCTGGCGGTTAGTCGGTTTACTCACCAGCGAGATTGCAAACACGGCAACACGTGCCAACTCGATAGGACCTGGACTCTTCTGCGAACTGAGCACGGCTCCTTGGGCGGTCTTGACCATGACGGCGCGCCCGAGGTGCTCGGCCAGTGCGGTTGACCCAGTGTGTGCAACCTTGTCCTCAAGAATCATCTTCTGCACGAGAGTGGTGTAGCGAAGCAGTTCGCCGTAGCCGACGACGCTGTACCGGCGAGAGTATTGCGTCGGCATGTGAATCTCGAGCGTTGGTGTAATCGCAAGGGTGGTGGACTTGTCCTGCATGACGCGGTCAATCTGTCGCCACATTTCGTCCTCGGTATCAACGACAAACTCGACATGGACAATGGTCTTGTGATCCATCTGCACCGCGCGGACCCCGACATAGCGAGCCTCTGAGATACTGCTGTCAACGGCGAGCACCCCGCCCGATGGCATCTCAAGATTGGTGTGGCATTTGCTCCAGTCGCCAATGTCCCACGCGCCACGGCTCGAGACCCACTGGTTTAGGTGAGCACGTTGGAAGTAATCCTTCTTGGACGCTGCACGGAGAGCCTTCATTGTGATCGTGGTGCCGAGCGCTGGGTTGGCCCACCGGTAGTACTCCTCCCCCTGGCACTCGGGGGGCATGCTCCACTCAGCGAAGTAAAGCCCGTTGTTAACGCCAGAGTCAATGTCGCGTAAAGCCTGCTCACGGATTTGCTGCATGAAAAGACTGTCGGCATCTCCAGCCGTAGACCACATAGACAGCAAGGGGGATTTTCTTGCAATCATTGTGGGCCGAATAGCGGTGTCCATAATCTCGCCGGCGATGTCGAAGATTTCGTCTGCGACAACAAGGTCGTAGGAGCCACCGTGCAGTCGGGTTGATGCAGCTCTGATTTCCCACTTAGATCCGTCTGGCATGGTGACTGACTTACGCCCGAGGGCTTGCATCTGTTTTGCGCCAAAGTACTCGACAAGAATCGGGGCGACTGTCTGGTGGATTGCCTCGGCGCGGTCCAACATGTTTGCTGTTGACAGCACGTTGACTCGACGCCCCCAAGGATGAGTTAAGAACCAGCCAATCAACGCAGAGAGGGCGAGTGACTTTCCGTTCTGTCGGGCCGTGCTAACCAACGCTTCTCGATGCACAAAGTCGCCGGCATCGTCAACCTCAAGCTGGCCGTTGAGCGCATGGATCTGCCACGGCATCAACTCGGTCTGCATGAACTTGGAAGCCCACTCAGCAACAAGGTCCCCATAACTCCAGCCCCCCAAACCAGTTGTTTCCAGTCTGGGCAACGTGCGGCCGGTCTCAATGTCTCCGTTTACTTCGTCCGTGTTTCCAGCCAGTTCGGGCTGTTTACCGTCGAAAAAGAGACGATTGATTGGGGTCGGGGTGAGTTGATC